GCTTCATCAAGATCCCACTCTTGAGAAGCAGCCATCTGATAGCAGACAAACACAAGGTCTGCCAGCTCTTTCAATTGATCACACTCATCTTCAAAGTAAAAAGCTTCGTGAAACTCACTCCACTCTTCATCAATCAGTGCTTTCTGAACTTTGCGAGCATCATCCCCAGTCTGACTTAGGGAATATGCTGCTCGGAACCTGTCGGCTTGATCCATCAAGCTCTGACTCTGCATATGTGTGCTGTAACTCATTTTGTAGATAGTGGATTGCTTTTTTAAGATCTTCTTCTTTGCTGTCCTTCCAGCCTGCACGGATGATGTACTTAACAGCACAGCCCAGGTGGTAGTTCAGCTCTTGGTCTCTGATGAAGTCCCAACATTCGATGGAACCTCGGGTGTAGTAGGCGGGTGAATTGGCCATTCTTTTACTAGGTTTGATACGGTATTACATAGAACAAAGTTCTGATGTTGTAGTGCGGTCAGGATAGTGATGAGATCTTCTTTATCTGCTTTGGGTAGCAGATCATCCAGCCTTCTCATCTTGAACTTCTGTTCCATAGTCAACTCGGTAACCGGGGGCGGGGGTCCAAGGAATGACTCTTCTATTAATTGGGTCATAGTCTTTATAGGTAAGGATGCGAGCAAGTCGTGCATTCATTAGTGCGACATCCTCATCGAGATCTTTCTCGGCAAAGGCATCAACCACTGTCTCCCATGAATATCCATTCTCTTCAAACAAATTGACAGCACGCTTAACTCCGTAGCCAGGCACGCCTGAGTAGCCATCGGTCTGATCGCCTGCGATTGTCTGAATTAGATGCCAGCGAGCACCTTCTACAGGGTCAATCACGACTGTCTCTTTCATGTCGTAGAGCCTGCCAGGGATTTGACGCATGTCCTTGTCCGGCGAGCAGATGATGTGACCTGGATTAGCTGTGGCGTAGATACCCATGGCATCGTCAGCTTCCAGCTCCTCGATCAGCTCAACCATGTAATTCTTGTCGAGTTCTCTGATGACACGTTTGTATCCACAGGGCTTCTTTCTATTTCGATGCCCTTTGTAATCCGGGTAAATTTTTTTCCTGAAATTTTCAGAGTCACTGAAGAACAGCACCACTTCTGGTGTGTCCCACATGAACTGTGCCTGAATCCTTGTAATGTCCTTACAAACATTCTTGTAAGCCTCAGAGAACCTGCTGGTCACAGTGATTACATCACCACCCCAGTCGATCTCATCTTCAGCAGCAGCACAAGCCTTGTAGACAATGTAGTCAGCATCAATTAGAAGTTTCACGGTTCTTCTCCTGATACCACGCTAGGAACTCATCACATTTTTCTCGGCGGCGCTCGCCAAGGTATGGATAGAAGTCAGAAACGATTTTAAAAATTAGATCTCGTTTCCCTGTCCTAGTGATGTAAGTTTGTTTGTAATGCGGGTTCTCTTTTTGTTTGGTAGTGTTAAATGATTTAACCGAAAGGCCATACATACTTGCAAAATGAATGACTACATCAACATCTGTCATTTCCAAACCAAGCCTCCAACCATTTGTGTCTTTAACTAGACAGCCTTCACCTTCAAACAAACCAGCAGCCCAAGCTACTTCGTTTTCATCAATGTACTTCTGCCCAATTTCTTCCCTGCTTTGATTCAGCCGCGATTGGGATTCTGAGGTTGTAGTACTCTCCAGCTTCTGCTGCTGAATATACCAGGGATGCACATAGATCTTTTGCGTGCTCGGGAGCACATTCGTACTGTAATTCGTCATGTATAAATGCAAGCTGTGATGCACACAGCCCGGTGGATTTAATAGTGTTGTTGTTAATAACCATCCAACGCTTTGCAACAATGCCAGCAGAGGATTGAAGTAAATAATTAAGTGCTTTGTGTGGACTATCTACTTTGATTGGCCTGCCGTCAATGCTTAGAAGAAACCCTTTCTCCGTAGCTTTCTTTTTGACCGCTTCCAATAGTTGCGCAAGTCCATCAATAGCATCAACAAACGCTTCTCTAATTTCTTTGCCTTTCTTTGTAGCTTGTTTTTCACTTAATTGGGCATCATAGGAATACCCAATTTTGGCATTTCCGGCACCGTAGATGAAGGCATAGCTAATGGTTTTGACTTGTCTCCGAGTAACCCCGACGGCGTCGGCATTAACTTGGTGAATGTCTCCATTGAGGAGGATATCTGCATACCTGCCGCCATCAAAACGACCAAGGTAGTGAGCGAGCATCCTAAGTTCAATACCTGCAAGATCAGCACCAACCATGAGTTGTCCGGGCGATGCTTGGAAGAGTTCTCTAAATTCATGTTCACTGGGGGTCTGCGCTAAATTTGGTTTTCGGTGGGCACATCTATGAGTATTAGTTGCAACTGAACAGTGGTGATGTATCCGACTAGCACTCGTACATAGCTTCAGCCATGCGTTCACGCCTTCGGAGATCATCCCCAATTTCTTCGTAATATCGAGACATGTCAGAAACTGCAGTGCTATTTCTGTCCCGATCTCCTTGAGGATTACCTCGTCGATGATCGGCTTGCCTGTCTTCTTGGCGAACTGAGTCGGCTTCCATTTGTAATGCCATTGCAGTATGAACGAGATATGATCTCGACTCGTTGGGTTAGTTTCTTTTATGCGGGTAAACGTACATCCTTCAAAGTATCCAGATGATTTGTTATTTCGTTTAGGAGTAAACTCTTGTCCTGGGACGAAAGGGTGCCGGTCGCGTAGTAACTTACAAGTATGTTCAAGCTTTGTTCTGAGAGACGATGCAAGTTTCCATGCAGCGCGTTCATCAAAATACCATCCATGTAGTTCTTGTTGTGTAAGTATCTTCGCGACCTCGTGCTCTAGTAGCACCCACTCAGGTATTTGTGGAAGTGATCGCATAGTTTGGTGGTAACTTTTACGTCTTGAGCGCAGTACATCTCCATCTCTGGTGACCATTCCTGCCAGTCAGTTGTCTTCCCAAACTCACCTTTGTACTCACGCAATCTGTGACCGTATGATTCCAGGCTGTGCCTGCCATACAGTTGTAAAGGCATGTTTGGCACGGCTCTCTGTTTGTCAATATCCAACATGTCTGTGTGGTACAAACGTGAGAGCAATAGTGTGTCAATGACTAATGCTTTTGGATCAAACCAGGGATAGATTTTATGTAATACGGGAAGGTCATAGCCCAGAACATTATGGCCGACAATAATGTCAGCATCTTCCAGTCTTTGAACTCCCCTGACAATCGGTTCTTCGTTTCCTTGATCGTTGTAGTGAATAGTTTGGTCAGCTTCGCTGTCGTAGATAACAAGACAGTGGACCTGGGTAACATCATCAAGTAGTCCGTCGGTCTCTAGGTCGAATACCAGCATTGTTCCAGTGGTAGGTTTTATCTACAAACTGAGCTTTCTGTACTGCTTCAGGTGTAGGTGGATTAGGTTTTTTCAAGTAAGCATCCTGTTCAGCTTTAAAAATCTGACGTTGGATCGAACTCGGGATCTGCTTCAGTTTCATTGAATTTACAAGTATCAAGGTCATATATCAGTTGGCAAGCTTCACCAACTTCGCCTGAATAGCGATTCTTAAGGACTCGCACTGTCGTAGCATTCCGTTCAGAATCACTCTGTTGATCTCTTTCGAGTGCGATAACTGCATCTGATAGTTGGCCAATACTTCTGCTGCCTCTGAGAGATCGGAGTTGTACACGTCCACCCTCTTCGTGTGATTGTCCATTGGGAGGTGTTGTTGTATGGCAAACAAGAAACATTGCTATGCCTGTGCGTTCAACTAATGAGCGAAGCTTGGTCATCGTGCGGTCAATCATTAGGCGTTCATCACCTTCAAGACCAGACAACAGAATGCTCAAGTGATCTAGGAAGATGACCTTTGTTTCCAGGCCAGCTGCCATGTACTCAATGCGGTTATAGATATGGTCTGGGTCATAAGACCCGAAGCCATCAAAGAGATGTAAGTTCCAGTTAGCAATTGTGCTATCGAAGATCTCAACTAGCTCGCTTCGTTGTTGCTCTCCGAGGTGTAGAGACTTTCGAGAGGCGACAGACATGAGTCCGAGTGCTGTTCTTCGATTAGATTCCTCAAGCGCCAGGTAACCGCACCGCTCTCCTTTGTTGAGAAGGTCAGCACATATTTCTCTGAGAAAGGAGCTTTTTCCAATCCCAGAACCTGCAGTAATCGTGACAAGCTCTCCATATCTGATCCCATGTAACTTGTCTTGTAGTCCTTTGAATGGGTAGTCATGGTCTGCTGGTGGTGAGGGTGTGGTAACGAGATCAAGGAGTGTTTTGGCATCAACGATGCCGTCAGGTTGGTATTGGGTATGGTCGTAATTACAGACAGCTCTGATTGCTTCGCTGTTAGTGTCAGCTAAAGCATCACAGGCGTCCTTGTAGTCCTCTAGAAAGCCGATGAAAGCCTTGCCAGGTGGTAACACACTGGCTGCTTCCTTAGCGCCCTTCTGGCCTGCTTCGTCGTTGTCAAAGAAGATGACTACTTTGTCGTAGTGGTTGATCCACTCGTAGTTTTTTTGGAATGCTTTCTTTGCAGCTGGAGCACCATTGGGGATAGAAACTACATCCCAGTTGGGTTGTGCCTCCCAGATTGCCATCGCATCCATCTCGCCTTCTGCGACAACGAGCTTCGAGGCTCTGCTAGTGGTCTTGTGACGGAAGTTCTGCATCCCGAAGAGGGATGACACTTCACCTTCACATTTGAACTGTTTGTCTTTTGTTCTTACTTTTGCTCCGACAACCTTGCCATTACTGTCGAAATAATAGTGGCGTAAGAGGCCGTTACCATCTTTGTACGTTTTGAAGAGTTCACAAGTCTTTTCTGAAATGTTCCTGGATTGCAGTCTTCCGGCTGAACCTTGGAGTTGTACATGTTGCACGTGATGATTGTGGAAAGTGGTGGAGTCAGCAAATGTGTGTCTTCCACACTTGTGACAGTGTTCGTGGCCGTCTGAATAGATACTGTTCGCATCAGACGAGCCACATTCAGGACACGGTATGTGTCTTACAAATTCAGACTCAGAGGAGCCATTTGATTGGTATGTTTGCAAAAGAGCACCAAGGGATATTTAATTTTTCGCAGTATTTAGCGTAAGTAGTCTTTGATTTCTTGCTGATCGTATTGAAGGGTGCCTGAAACACCATGCGAAGATCAAGTTCAGGATTCTGTTGTTTAACTGCCTTGATCTTTCGCCTGTCTGCTGCATCCCAATAGCCCTTACATTCTAGAATTGTGCCGTTAGGAAGTACGAAATCAGGACAATAGACATGAGATATAGTATAATCGACCTTGGTAGATTCGTATTCATATTCAACACCTAGATCAACAAGTAAGTCAGCTACCCGCTCTTCAAGACCAGAGCGGAAAGCCATTTATCCAGTCGTCATAGAGTTCATCAAAGTCTCGATACTCAAAAGTCGTCATCACTATCCTGGGCGTCATTGGGGATGACGTTTGGCTCTGACGCCTTGTATCCAGCAGTGGTTCCGAACAGCTCGGCAACGTCTTCAGTAGACATGTCGCCAACATCGACACCAGCAGATCCATTGACGGAGACGATCTGGACAGCCTTCAGCTTGAGGCTTGATCCATAGGTGACACCATCCTTCAGGATGTATGGCTTCTGGTAAAAGGCCAGCTTGACCTTGCTACCTGAGTACACAGGAACATTGATATCAGTGATTGGTGTCCCTTCAGTGTCAACAACGGGTGGCTTGGCATCTTCTTTCCAAGCAAACTTAACTTTGTACTGACCGTCAGCTACTTCTTCCCATGGTTCGGGCTTAAGAACTGACCTTTTTGGGTTCTTGAGCTTTGACTCAGCCCATTTCAGTGTCTCAACTCTGTCATCTTCGAGCTTGTCAACAATGTCCTGACCAACAATGGCAGACAAAGAGTATCCAAACTTAGACGGTTTCAGTACAGCTTGATATCCTTCGAGGACAACAGGCTGTTCGGTTACAAATGTGTTTCGGCTCATTAACAGAAAAAATATGTGGATTCAATTACCGACTCAGGATTAAGTGTGCCGATAATAGGTGGATCTGATTCAGCTCCGATTTGCATTCCCCATGACTTCAGGTAGTCATGTTCCGCAAATAAGTGCATGTATGTCTCACGAACAATGGTTGAAAGAACAGACATGTCAGTAGCACGACATAAAATCGAGTCGTGTATGAGGGCCAGCGGATTGTTGAAGCGGAGTGAAGATAAGTGGAGTAAACTTGCATCGAGTGAATGTATCAAATTGGGCGCAGTTGCGTTCTTATGATGTAACTTATCGACTTCATCCTTATTACCAGTAGCAACGAAGATGTTGCAATTGCCTAGAAGTTGTAATTGGATTCTTTCAATCTGTTTCTTCATCAGCTTCTGAGTGACAACAAACCCAGATGGTGTGACCCACTGCAGCTCCTTGTCACCTCTGTCGATAGCTTGACTTACCTCTGACTCAATCCATTTCATGACCTTCATAGGACCAGGCACAATCTTGTTCATTGCAGCCCTGACAGCTTTCACTGTCTCTGTTAGGTCTTCCTTACTAATCTCTACACCTTTCTCTTTCAAAGCATCACGAATGTAGCCTCGATTTGAGAAGGGTTTAGCATTGTAAGGCACTGTCATAACAGTCCTTTTGGTCGTTTTTCTGTCCATGTGAGGACGGATTAATTCAGGTACATTTGGTTTAGCTTCATCAGCTATGACCTTGTACGCATCTTGTGGCTTATCGCCAGGTAATACATTAACTAGCTTGGCTGTACTTGCATCTCTAGCAAGTCCAGAAAGTATTTGTAGACCACTACATGTAGCATCTACAGCTACAGGCAAGCTTGTAAAATGACGATCACACTTAAGCACACAATGGTAATACTCATCACATGCAGCCAGAAATTGCCATGGCTCATCCATACCTTCCCAAGTGGACAGGTTTCCTATGGGGTCAGTAGCAACAGCCTCGATGAGCCAAAGGTTCTTTTTGACCCATTTCTGTCTGTCCTCCATGGTGTCTTTATCCTTTCCAGCAGTTGTGGCTACCTGGAAAGCCAGCCATCCTTCCGCTTCAGGTGTCATCAACGCCTGTTTATGAAAACGAAGCAGTGATTTACCGAAGTCCGTACACTGAGGAGTGAGGAATGCAGGGATTGGGTAAGCTCTACCTCTGTAATCAAATGACCACGGAATGTAGAACTTCTCGTATTGTTCAAATACATCAACAGCATTCATTGTCATACGTGTACGACATGAACGTTTGAACTGCTGTGCATTGACATTCATGACCTCTGCTGCACGTCGTCTGTAGTCCTTACGGGACTCAGCATTGTCAGCAATGTCTACAGGCTTTGGTGGTAGAGGTGTTTCGACAACAGGGATGAACTTACCAACCGCAATCCCTCTCTCCATCAACGTTCTTGCAACGTCAACGATGAAGGGATTGAGGGTGTATGCAACCTTCTGAATGTGGTTCAGAAAGTTGATTGGTGTTTCTCCCTGTATACACTGCTTATTGCCCCGGCGAACCATTTCATTGCCGTGCATCACCTCATTGAGGATGTAGCCACCGCCTGTTCCGTCAGGCTGCCAGTCGTTAGGTTCGACGATCATGGGCCAGGCGATTGGGCTGAATAATTCAGCCGTGGCCATCACCTGGTCCTTGATGACCATGAACTCAGGGGTAGGCACCACGTAGTTTTGGCGCTTTTTACCCTCTTGACGCATTTCAAGGGTGAACCAGCCGCTGGCTCTACAAACGCAGTCCAGTAGCCATGCACCAAGCTTGACCCTGTTGGATCTACCCCACGCCTTCCAATGGGGCACGTCATAACGGTTCATCAGGGTTCTGATGATCGTGACTTTTTGTTCAGTCCCACAGGATCGATGCCAATAATTCTCCTGCAGTACGTGGAGCAGGCCAGGCACTTCAGCTTCGTAGTGGCG